GACGAGTTTGGTGAAGTTCTCCGGGGTTACATCTTCTTCCGGATGATCATTCACCACCGGCTTCCCGTTGAAACTCGCGATGCACTCGGGGCTGAACAACTCGAGCGGACCACGAGATACTCGAGCGATGCCGTCCTTGCCTGCGGCGACCGGTACCTCGCCGTCTGCGTAGAACATCATGCCGGTACGCGCAAGAGGCACACCGACGCACATCAGGTACCCCTCAGGCGTTTCGTGTTGTGTGATGCCGATCTTGTCAGCCACCAGCACCGCCGCTACCACCGACTCCTTGTCGAGTGTGAATCTCTTGCGTTGCTTCATGTTGTCCTCTTATCTAGATGAGCCTCTTACGCGATGAAACCGTAAGCGCCTCGAGGCAGGTTCAAATCGAGCTGGTCTCGGTCACGAGGCCTCACGAACACATCGGGAGTGAACGCTGGGGTGGTGTACACAGCAACGTTGACGGATGTTGGTCGGTAATTAGCGTCAAGGCCGAGGTTGGCGGCACTGGTGCCGATTACCGCATCAGTTGGCGGAGTGATCACGCCCGCCACGCGATAGTGAGCAGGTGTGCCGCCAGTCGTGTAAAACGCGTTGTTCGATTCCACCGCGGTGGTGATCGCGTCCGAAACAAGGATGCTGTTCGCGAAGCCGATGATGACGTTGTTTCGCGCCTCGGTGTTGCTATCGCCCGAGGCTGTGCGAATGCCCACAGAGAACGTCTGCCCCGTCTGTGCACCGGTCTGCACGATGGTGTTGTGGTACGCCCGGGCGCCGGTTTTCAGGTCCATTCCGCGACCGATGGTTGCGAACACTAGATTCCCGTAAGCGAGACCGTTCTCCCCGACGAGGATGCCCTGGATGCCGCCGACGCATGTGTTTCTCCGCACGATGCTGTTGGTTGCTCCACAGGAGAGGGGTGACTGGCCGTTGGCGTTGCTGCCGCTGTAGCTGATGCAGTAGTTGTCCTCGATCAGAACCGAATCACTGAGGCTGATCGTCTGTTCAAAGTAGATGCACTGCTTGTAGTCGTTGTCGCTGTGGTCGAGGTAGTTTCCGCGCACAACGGAGTAGCTCGAGTTGGCGCCGGCCTGGATACAGTCACCCGCATTGCGGCCGTCCTGAGCAACCTTGTAAATCTTGTTACCCTGGATGAGCGTGCGGTACCCATGGAACCAGATCGCATCGCAACCGATGTTGTAGATCGTGCAGTCCAGAATCTCGTTGTCTGCGCCGTAGAGCTTGATGCCGTCACAGTCGGTCGTGGCGCCGCTGACGATATGGTCGCGCACCGTGCAGCGCTCGATAACGATGGAGCGCGTTATATCACGCTCGCCGTCTGCGTCAACGCTGTTCACGCTGATACCGTAAGCGTCTGCGCCCGTGTCAAAGCCGTAAAACTCCAAGTCCCGGATGCGGTAGTAGCGCGACGAGCTGCCGATGCGGATACCCCGATTGGCGCCCGCGCCGTTGATCTTGGGGTTTGCGCCCTCACCGTATCGCCCAATGATGATAGGTTGCTGCGCCGTGCCTGTCTTTGTGGTTGTGAGCCAGGTGCCGGAGCCAACCGCGATGGTCGTGCCTGCAGCAATGAGGTGGCGGCGGCCGGGTGTGAGGCGTGCATCCGTGAACAACTTGTACGGCCTGCCGAGACTGCCGTCGCCCGTGTCATCGGCAGCAGAGGGGTCGAAGTGAATCGGCGCGAAGGCAATCGTCTCATACTGCTCCCGCAAGCTCTGCGTCGCGCGTGCTGCGGTGTCTGAACGTGCCCAGTATCCCAAGGCCCGTGCTTGCAGACCCGCAACAGCTTGTTGCGAAGCCAAACGTGCGAAACCAGCTGCTGCGAGCAACCGGATATCAGGGAACGGAACTGCATCTCGCGTACGTGCGCGCACACGATTGAGTTTGGTGAGTTGGTGATGCATGTCAAACTCCTAGAGTTGGAAAGTGTGGTTCGGCGTAGCAGCGGCAGTTCGGGAAGCACCCGGCGTGCCCTTTCATCTTGTCAAGCGTTGGTGGCTCATTCCAGTTCACGAACCTGCCCTCCATCGCTGCGTGTGATGGGCGTACATCACTGTCTTTTGACGTGCGCCAGAAGTACCCATCGGACCCCGCATATTGTGCGCGGGCCTGTACTAGGTTGCTCGCAGCGCGGCTGGTTTCTGTTCGCGCAATCAACATCGCTTTGCTCTTGCTGACACCCTCTGTCGCCATGATCTCTTTGGCGATAGTGGCGGCACGTGCGCCGGTGACGATGTTCATCTCTGCGAGGCGGTGGACACGCTCGGCAGCCTCTTCTGGGATGCTCTTGATGAGACTGACCTGCTCATCCTGAAGCTGCGAGAGGATGCGTCCGGTGGGTGCGTAGAGGATCTCCTTCTTCAGCTCCCTGCCCAGCATCTTGCCTGCGGTCTTCCACAGCGACTCGTCTCTGCGTGCGACATCATTGACCATGACCCCTGCCACGTTGCGTGCCCAGGGGTCGATGATCTCCGCGTACTGCAAAAGCGCCCTGATGAGGGCGCTGGCGTTGGTCAGCTGGCCGTTAGGTGCCAAACCGTTTACGAGTACGCCCACCTGTCGCGCTACTTGCGTCAGCTGTGAACGGTAGTACGTTTCCGCTTGGCGCGCCTTGTCCCATCGGATTCCCGCCTGCCTTTTCGTCGCCATCTTCTGCTCCTTGTTCACCACCCTGCTGCATCATCAGAGCAGCCATTGCGTTCTCGTCAGCAGGTGGCGTGACTTCCTGCTCCGCCTTGAGGATGTCCTGCTGGGTGATATTCGTGAACACCGAGGTCTGGCGGCTCTGCTGGCGCAGTTCCTTCATCGCAGTCTGCGGCGAGATCAAGCCTGCGTCTGCTGCGGCAGTCACGCACTCGACCAGCACCTTGGCAGCGTTCAGCTTCTCCTCCAGCGTCATCTGGTACAGCGAGTTGAAGTCAGTGCCGAAGTTGCCTGGGATGGGGATGGTACGCGACTGGGCGATGAGGCGGTAGATCATCGTGACGCCGTGTGACAGGTCACGACGCTGACGCTTCTTGATGTTGTCGTAGTAGGTGCGGATGTCGCTGTCGCCTGTGGAGTTCAGACCCGCGGGCGACTGGCCGAACAAACGCACCAGAGGCATCTCGAGGGCGCCTGCGATCTGCTGCCCGAACTGCACCAGCGTGTCCGAGAGACCACTGAAGGCCTGAGTGCCCTGGATCTCGAACTCGTCCTTGGCGTCGATCATCGTCGAGCCTTCGATACCCTGGAAGCGGCGCACCTGGTCGACATACTTCGCCAGGCCCTCCATCATCGTGCCACCGGCTGAAATGAGGTCCCGGAGTCCGTCGATCTTGAACGTACGGAGGAAGCTCTTGTAGACCAGCTGCGCTGCGCCAGTAGTAGCCGAGTCGAACGCGACCATGCGGTCAAAGATGCGCTCGATAACCGAGGAACCCCAAAGGTTCTCCATCAGGGCCTGCTGATATGGCAGCTTGTGGCCGATATGGCGTACCATCACGCGGCTGTGATGCACGACGCAGTTCCGCAGTGCAGGTGCGTTGTCCTGCACCCTGTAGTACCGGGGCTGGCCGATGTGCGGCCCCATCTCCGTGACGAGGTCTTCGAGACTGGGTTGCACCATCCAGCGATCGAGTGCCAGCAGGCCACGGAACTGGCCAGGGCCGACAGTCTCAGGCCTCAGCGGCTGGCGCAGGTCTTGCCCGTCGATGAGTGCGACACAGATGCCGCCGCCGTACAACCGCCCCCAGCGCACCGCATCACCGATTGCGCCCCACACATCGAGCTCATCCGCAACGCGGTTGATGACGTCCGTGTCCTCGGGTGGCATCTCGCAAGTGATGTAGGCGCCCTCTCGCGTCATGTCATCCGCGATGGCGTCGACGGCGATGCCGCCCAGCCAGCTGCCGCGGTGGATCCATTCAAGCATCGTGCGATTGCGCGTGACGGGGTTGAACCCATACGTGCTTGCACTCATCACGTTGTCGGTGCCCAGTCCCAGCTTGGCCTGGAAGTTTTGGAAGGAGTCGGCAGTGACCGCGCCGAGCTGCGGGCTGCCTTGGTCGAGTGTGATCGCTTTGCGGATGCGTGCGTCTTCTCGTCGGGCGGCCTGTGCGGCACCCTTAGCTGATACGCGAGCCATGTGCTCTCCTTACTTCTTGGTGTTGGTCCAGCCCTGCGCGTTACGGCCAGTGCTTGCGTCAACGTGGACCTGGTGACCCGCGCGCGTATGAATCGTCCAACCGTTGCCCAGCGCACGCTTCGAGATGGACTCTACCTCATCGACCTTTTGCCCCTTGCTGTCGAACAGGTGGTCGCCCTCCTTCAGCGAGTGCATGCTCATCACGGGCTTGGTCTGCGCGTTGGCCGGTGGTGTGCCTTTGGCTGCAACACGTTCGGCCGCACCTCCAGGCTTGCTCACCTGGTTGGACTCAGGCTTCTTGTTTGCTGCGGGAGTGCCTTGACTGCCTTGTGGCTTCGGACTCGCGCCCTGCATCATCGCCTTGCGTGCCTCCATGAAGCCACCGCCCTTCAGTTGCAGGATGGCGTTCGCACCTGCACCGCTGTGACCCACCACCTCGTGGAAGGACTGCGAGTTGGGCAGACGGACCTTGCTACCCACCGGGAAGGTCTTGGCAGCTGTGCCCTTGGACTCGGGCTTGTGCGCCTTACCGGGATTGAAACCCGGACCGGCGCCGGCACCGAGACTGGAATGTGCCTGCTTGTTGCCACCGCCGGCGCCGAACTGCCCGTTATCCGAGCGGGGGTGCTTGCCCTCTTCAAAGCCTGCGTCCTTGGTGGAGTGGATGTGGACGTGAATGGTCTTGCCCATGAGGACTCCTATCGAGAGATGACTGAAATGTACAGCGGCGCCTCGATCACACGACGTTGCGCGGTGATGATGCGACAGGACAGTGTAGCGACGTAGCCAGGCACCCCGCCAGACACCAACGCCGCTACGACCATCCCCCGTCTTGCTGATGAGACAACCGTGAGCCCGTAGTTCGCGGACACCACATGTCCCACGATCTCGTCATCAGGCAGTTGATCCATCACCAGCGTGAAATCGGCGCCGTAGTCCAGCGTCTCATCCACGTCCTTGAACCAGCCAGGACCGTAGCCGTTGTAGATCAGAGGCCTCTCAACATCTGGGTCCACGACCAGCATGCGATCAGCGCACAACGGGGTGGGCACCTCGTTGTCACCGACGAGCATGCCGCTCGCCACCAGGTCAGCAAGT